TATATCGGAGGGGTTAGCGCATTCAATATGTTCAACCTTGACTACGACTACCAAAGCAGTAATACCTCAGGGAAGCAAGATTCTATTGTTCTCGCTTTTACTTCTGGCTACGGTGTAGATGAGATGGAGACCAAATCGCCACTATCACTTTATGACGGATGGCGCGGCAACTTCAGCCGACACACCAAGATGGTGAGTATAAAAAACGCAAGTCTTTCCACTGGCGCAGATAGTAATGCATGGCGTGGCAAGGGCGTAGGCAGACGTATTTACCATGCACTACAGGACATGTTTGAGAAAACACTGTTTGCAAAAGAATCTGGCTACGAGATGGAACATGGCGAAGTGCAGCGGCACCAAGATCTCAAGAACGTTTTAAATAGCGTTACGGGGCGGCTTAAAATGGACCTTTCGGCAGCGGTTGAAAAATTCTTTGATGGTCTTGACCATAGTAAATATAGGAGTACGGGGGGTTTCCAAAATGAATTGGCGGGTAGTCATGTTCTACCCACAAAGATTCTTCTGGAACTTATGTTTGACCCCAATGCTATGCGTACTTTTATAAATGCAGAAGGCCCTGAATTAGATATTCTTAAAAAGGATTACGATAGAAGTAAGGTATTACAGGAGTTTAAAAGTAACGCAAAGCAGGTTGTGTGCTGTGATTTAACGACCGAGGTAGTAGCATCTTACGAAAATTGGGAGATTATAAAAGACTACAGTATCCCTACTGCGGTTACATACTTTTCGAATATGGAGAGCTTTTATAAACAGTGCTCAGCAAGTGTTAGCGAAAGGATATCCGTGTTAAATATTGGATTGTCGGGAGCGACATCGACGCTTGATACGGATGGGCAAGAGTGTACGCAAAATTATGTTATGAATGTCGGGCTTGCGCGGCACGTCCAACCAATAGCTCAGAGGGTTCTAAGTCACGGTATGCGTGAGGGGCAAGTTATTTATTTTTTTGATGACCAAGAAGGAGTAGTATAATGACATGCAGGCAAGCAGTTTTATATACACCGTTAAGCGAGGTGCGGATGCAACAAGTTCAAGATAACCTAACCACGTTTACTGCGGCGCAGCAAATACCGGAGCGCCCTAGCATACGCGACTACAAAAATCTAAAGAAAGGTTTCAAAACTCGTGTGAAGATTTGGATAAAGCAGCTCTTAGCACTGCCAAATTTTTAAATAGGCGGCACAACTAACCCCGAACTTTGTGACATTTTGTCACAAAGTTCGGGCCTCTAAGTTACTAAACCCTGCTTCGGCGGGGTTTTTTTATGCCTGCGAGAAAATTCGACCGCCATAGCTGCGTTCTAAGCGACGATCTCAGGTTAAGTAAGGGCGATGGTAGGGGGGATAAACGGGTTTTTAATTACTCGGACAGGGTAGGACATTTTTTACTGTGTGTGCTGTGGAATAAATACTATAAATACCAGACATCACCTTCAATTTTTCCCAAACTTTCCTATGTTTGTGCGGGGGTATTCCCCCATACATAGATTGAATTTTTAATAGCCTTTTCTGGGCTTTCTGTGCTTATTACTACTCGGACAGGCTCTTCACCCGTGACAGATTGAAATTTTAATAGCCTTTTCTGGGCTTTCTGTCAGTTATTTTATTATTTCTCCGTGGCGAATTGAAATCTTAGCTGTGTGTGCTGTGGAATAAATACTGTAATTGTCTGGTGGCAAGCTACGTGGCAAGCGCAATCCCTTACGGGGCAACGGTTTGCGGGGTACTTGCCACCAAGACCTATACTTTCGCAAAAAGCCTGCGAAAAAACTAAGTCTTTGATTTGTATGACTTTTAAAATATGTGGTCGCAAGACGTACCTATGTGGTCGCAAGACGTACCTATGTGGTCGCAAGACGTACCTATGTGGTAGACTCATCCACGTTAACGTTTACTCCGTTACAATACTTCACCCCGCTCCTGCGGGGTTTTTTTTATCCCTCCGTGACAGATTGAAATTTTAATAGCCTTTTCTGGGCTTTCTGTGCCCCGCTTATAGTGCGGCGTGAAACTACCTTTACGCCGCACTATAGGCGTTGAGTGTTTAGTTTCTCTTTGGTATACTCTGTATAACAGTCACAAAACGCGAGAGAACCATGACATACGAGCGCTCATGAAAAAATCTCCCCACGCACCCATCCTGATAACAAGTTCTGACATATTGAGGATTACAATAATTATGGTCGCCGTATTAGGTATGACGTATTACGTTGGCTGGTGGGTAGGTGTACTAAATTATGTTCCATGAACAGAGACGAACATGTTGGGGTGACGCATATATTCCAGCGATGCCGAGGCTGTATCGTATAAATCTAATCTGGTGTTTCCTAGTCTCCCCCTTAATTTTTCGGGGCTTAGAAACTTCTAAAGTGTGTGCGTCAGGTAACATAATACGCATAAAGATTGGAAAGCCCTGCCTACGATGACTACCCCCGAGAAAAAAGTTAAGGGGAACGTAGTCGCTGTGCTTAAAGCACTGAACGCTTATTATTTTTTCCCCGCTACAGGTGGCTATGGACGCAGCGGTGTCCCCGATGTAGTCACGTGTCTTGGTGGGAAATTCATTGGTATTGAATGCAAAGCTGGTTCCGGCAAAACAACCCCACTACAAGAACGAGAACTTCAAGCTATAGAAGATGCAGGCGGTATAGCTATTCTTTATTCAGAACCAGCGATGAACAAACAAGATTTAAAAGAGCTTCTCCGAAAGGGGGAAGGGAACTGGCGGGACATAGTGAGCGGGGTGCGACAGCATGAAAAAAGTTGAGTGCGTTGATGCAATTTCAACGGTAACTAGTGGCCTAAAAGATGTAGGGGAAATCTACTGCGTATCTAATATCTTACAGGGTCTCTTTAAGTATTCAAAAACTGGGGGGATTAAAGAACTTTATTCCGTCCAATCATATACAGATAAATTAATCTCCCACAAGTCTGGACTTGTGGTTCCAATACAAGGCAAGAAGAAGAAAAAAGGAAAGCCACAATGACAGTATCTAGGTTGGTCTTTAAATTGCTATACCCCCTTTGTTGCGCGGATACAAAAATAATTCTGGGGAACATGGATGCTAAAGCAGAGCAAATACAACAGTGCGCTAACGATAGGATTAAACAGGTTCTACCGGGCGAACATGGATGGGTTGGCAACATATATAAGGAGGATTTTGGGAAGTGGTTCTCTATCCTAGAGAGGGGTACTTTTAATCCGGTAGAGCGAATAGCGATAAAGGCTGCTCTATATGACCATAAACGGGAAGCCACTAGAAAACTAATCTATAGCACCTTAGTAGGTGGGGGTGTAGTAGATAGAATCCTCGAAGCTTGGGATTTCGAAGTCTGATGCAAATAGTTACGCTCGATTTCGAAACTTTTTATGATAAACAATACAGCTTAACGAAACTCACGACTGAGGAATATATTCATGACTATCGCTTTGAGGCAATCGGTGTCGCTACAAAAATAAACGAAAACGAAACAACGTGGTGTAGTGGGGACCATTCCGAGATACAGAATTATTTAGACGCTATAGATTGGGACGACTCCATCATGGTGGCGCATAACGCTATGTTCGATGCTGCGATTCTCTCATGGCAATTCGGTATAAAGCCCAAACGTATTGCGGATACATTATCGATGTCGAGAGCCATTGATGGCGGCAACGTAAAACATAGTTTGGCTGCTGCCTCTGCCCGACATGGGTTGGGGCAAAAAGGAACGGAAGTCGTAGCTGCGTTGGGCAAACAAAGAAAGGACTTTGATACTGAAGAACTAGAACGGTATGGGGGGTACTGTATTAACGATGTTGAGTTATGTTTTAAATTATTTCGTTTATACGCGGGGCAGTTCAGCCGAGAAGAATTGGAGATAGTTAGCCTAACTATAAAGATGTTCAGCGAGCCTGTTCTAGAGCTGGATTCTCTATTGCTAGAGCAACATCTTAGGGTAATAAAAGATGAGAAAGCGAAGTTAATAGCTTCAGCTAGTACCGACAGAGAGACTCTCCAATCTAATCCTAAGTTTGCAGAGCAGCTAAAAACGTTAGGCGTGATACCCCCTACCAAAATATCTATTCGTACCGGCAAGGAAACTTTTGCGTTTGCGAAAAGCGACAAAGCACTGCAGGAATTACGAGAGCATCCTAACCATGATGTTCAAGTATTAGTTTCAGCCCGTCTCGGCGTGAAATCTACAATTGAAGAAACACGAACCGAAAGAATGCTTGGTATTGCGCAGCGAACAGGAGTTCTACCTGTCCCCTTACGGTATTACGCTGCCCATACGGGACGATGGGGCGGTAGTGACAAACTTAACATGCAAAACCTACCAACCCGAAAAGGTAATACTATTAAGCAGGCGATTACTGCACCGGAAGGGTGTTTAATCATTGACGCGGATTCCGCACAAATAGAAGCAAGAGTATTAGCGTGGCTTGCGGGCCAAACCGATTTAGTGGAAGCATTCGCTGCGGAACAAGATGTCTACAAAATTATGGCCGCGACCATATACGGGAAACCCACTGCTGAAATATCAAAATCAGAAAGGTTTGTAGGTAAAAGTGTTGTTCTAGGATCGGGCTACGGTATGGGGGCTAAGAAATTCAAAGCGCAATTATGGGGCTTTGGTGTTGAGATAGAGTTGGATGAAGCCCAACGAATTATTGACACGTACAGAAGCAACTACTCAGATATCCCTGCTCTATGGAAAGACGGACAAG